CTTTTCTTCTTCGCTCATGCTCCGCTCCTTTAAAAGCTAATAATATCTTCTGGATCAGAAATGGTTGCTAAAATCTCATCGTCATTGAGAATACGAACTTCACCGCCGTCAATGCGGAACCTTGATCCAGCATATCTAGCAAAAATGACCCAGTCTTTTTCTTGACACCACGCACCATTAGGAAACTTGGATTCGTCCTTGTAGGCCAAAGGCCCTTGTTTCAGGACATAACCAACCACGGTCTGAATTTGACCGTCTTCTAAAACCTTATCAGGGATATATATCCCTCCGTCGGTCTTGCTTTTTCCTCGGTAGGGAAGTATCAACATGCGCCACCCAGTTGGGTTAGGCATCTTTTCAAGGAGAGAAGCGTCGGCCTTTGATGGGTCTAAAACCCTTGATTTAGGCTCAACGTACATTTTTTCAACCGCCGATGTTTCACGTGAAACATCTTCTTTAGCGGCCTTTGCGGCTTTTTGTGCGGCTTCTTTTTCTAGCTCTTTAGCTAGGTAACCGGGTACTTCAATCATTCAACTGCTCCTGTTTTTCTAGCAGGAAGGAGAGTTCCTGTGCTATATGGTTTAATGCGTTTAGCTCCCCCATTAAAGTTGCATACTGCTCCATGGAAGCTATACCGTTGTTTTCCAAAATGTCTAAGACATTACTTCTGCGTTCTTTGATAGTTTTTTGAACGAACTGCACCACAACCAAATCATCCATGAATCCTCCCATGATTTTGTCTGATATAGTTGCAGTGAATCTTATACTATTTTTTTAAAAAAGGCTAATACACGCCTTGGAAACGTTGCGGTCTCATAATGATAGGACTGAAGCCGCGCACAACGCCTCCGCGAGCCATTTTTTTCGGCTTGCTTTTACCCGCTTTAGACAAGGCAATAGCCACAGATTGCTTCTGCGGATAGCCCTCGTCACGAAGCTTGCTTATGTTGGAACTTATAGTCTTTGAACTACTACCACGCATTAAAGGCATGACGTTCTCCTAGCAAATGTGGAAGTCACCACCACGGAGCATGGCTCCCATGCCGCGGCTCTTGCCCGTAGTGCAAATGCCTTTAGCGGTATTAGGTGTTTTTTCAGACTTTTCTGCGGCGTAAGGGATTCGGCCTTGACCTTTGATGTCTGCGTAGTTTGTAGGGTTTGGCGCCTTTGGTGAAGGGCCGCCCATAATCTTTACTTTACCTTGCATTTTACTGCCCTCGCTGTTGTCGTTGCGCCTGTATGCGCATTAATTCACGCTGAGTGGTTGCCTCAATGCGCTTATCGTTAGTTTCTTCCTGACTAGCCAAGCGCTCGTTAAACTGTCGCGCTCTTTCCTGCAAGGTTGCTGCTTGGAGATCAAGCTTGCGCTGACCTTCGGATATATCTGCGGCAGTGCCTTGTTCTTTAATCTGAAGCTCTTTCTCTTTGAGCGCCAATAACGGATCTGGACCTTGATTTTCGCCGCCCATAATCTGCTGACTAGCCTGACGTACGGCTTGCATATCCTGCGCAATAAGCTGAGCAACCATTGTCTCGATCTCAAGCATCTGATCTTCAGAAGCCGCTTGACCTTGATTTTGTTGCATAAACATGGCCGCTGCCTGCTCACGCGCTTTTAGCTTAACATGCTGCAAAACGTGCTTTTGCAGTGACATTGCTATGTTTGGCATGCTTTGTACAACACCTGACGCCATAAACGTTAAGTGGGCAAGTATGTGCGCATCGTGATCTTGACCTTCGAACGCTTTAAGTGCCACATCGTCCATAGCATCAATGTGCTCTTGAGCCTGATCTTTAGGCAGAGGCTCTTCTGTAGTTTGGGCATTTAAAACTTTATCTATGTCTCTTACACCCAAAGCCTCGTACATGCGCCTAAACGCTTCATGCGTATTGTGAAGCTGTGGCGCCTGCATAGCCAGCTCTAGCTGAGATTGAGCTACCGCTATACGCTGAGACTGCGAAAAAACGTTTGGATTAGATACTGGAACCACATCCACACGATCATCAAAGTCTTGCGCCATAATCGCTTGGTCGCCGCCCTCTACTGAATACGGATATTCCTGTGGCAGATAATCCGCTATGACTTGCGACAAAAGCTTGAGCTCCTGACGCATGGCGTAATGCATGCGTTTGTGAACTGCGCTCATTACGCGCGTGCCCTGCTCCAGCATTGCTACCGTAGTTCCTACAGGGGCATTTTGGTTACCGTCACCGACCTTAAGGTCAGTAATCGTCGCAAACCGTTGACCCGCGGTAACCACAAAACCCAACAAGTTGAACAAGGTTTGATCCGGGCCTTTGAACGGTAAAGGCATCAGGCTTTCACGGATCGCGCCGCCCGGTGCGTCCACATCCCTAAACTCGCCCGGTTGTAAAGGCTCCGAATCGTCCCGTATACGCATGCCACGGGCTTTAAAGCCTGCGGGTAGGTTGGACAAGGTGCCCGCGTCTATAAGCTGGCGTAGGGCCGCTGTGGCAGTCCTAGATAGGCCGCCTATGGTGTGGATCAAACCAAGGCCGTAGAAGCCTAAGCCGGGCAAGAATTTGTAGTGAACAAAGTACTGAATCTTCTTGTACGACGGGTCTTCTTCCATGTAGTTACGGCGAATAGCCAAAATTTGGCCGTTTTCTTCGCTGATAGTGACGATGTAAGGAAGTTTTATGCCGGTTTCCTCACCGTCTTCGCCCATGTTTTCAAAGCCCGGAAGGTCCAGTTCTACGTGGAATTCCAACAAAGTGCAGTCGTAATTCACATAAGACGGGTGTACGCCCTGTATGTTGTCCACTTCATCCGAGATTTGCGAATGATCATCCTGTGAAGGCGTAACCGGGACGTCCCGGTAGAACCCCGAAACCTGTTTCTTGCGTAGATCGTTCGCACTAATCGGCACTACGTGCGTGATTATGGGCGCTGTCTCTAAGCTGCTAGTTTCGTAAGGAACTACAAGGTTTTCCGCAGGCACAAAAGAGCTTACCGCACGACCCAAAGTTTCATCGTAGTAAACCTTTTTGAAAGTAGACCCTGCAAGAGGTAAATAAAACAGCATCTGATCGAATTCAGGCGTGTACTCTTCCATCACGTTAGTGATGTAGTAGTTCATAAACTCCTTAACCCGACGTGCCTGCGCTTCTTTCTCCTTGTCAGGCGCGCCAACAATCGCGGTACGAACCGGACCGTCTGGTGGCAGAAGCTCGTTAAAGGCTTGCGCTTGGAACTGAGTGGCGGATTCCGCTAACAAGGGGTGTGTTACGCCAGTAGAGCCACGGAAAGGAAGCGTGCGCTCCTCATATTTAAAACCAAGAAGCTCTAAGCCCTGTGTGTAGGTGTCTTCCCAGTCTTGACGCGACGCCTTGTTCGCATCGTACTGACCAACCAAATCATTTGAAATACGGCCAAGATCGCTATCATCTAGCTCCTCCGCCAGATTGCGATAAAAATCGCCCTCATCAACCATGTTGTCAGCCATAGGGTCGAAGTCGATAGTAGCGCCGCCTTCCTCGTCCATTTCTATTTCAATCCCGTCAGGGAAAATGTCGTCGGCTAAATCTAAGCCGTTGGGCGAGGCTAAATCTGCTTCTTCTTGAGCCACCAACAAATCAGGATCGTCACTCATGCGCTCCATCAAAGAAACTACCGGGCGGTTTCGTTCTGCCATGTCCGTATCCTATTTTATATTCCGCTGGGGTGACGAGAGTACGTCTTTGCGTTAATGATGCCACCGGGGTCGGTTGTTGTTCTTAAAGTCCGTGGGTCCAACCTAGAGAAGTACAGATCCGGTCCGCCCTCTGGGCTTTGTGCTCGGCGCTTTTCAGCGGGACGATCCATAATACGATCCAACTGATCCAAGATCTGCTGGTCAACCATCTTAGTCAGATCTCTAGTAGTTGCCATAATACCCGCGTTACGCAAGATCTTTCGACCCACCGCATTGTTGCGCGTGTCCATTTCAACGTCTTCACGACTCGCATTGTCTACCATTTGATCGTAAAACTCGCCAAAAGAACCCATGGCAGAAGAAGCTTCCTCGCCGTATTCTTTTCCGTACAACGCACTACCTAACGCATGCGCTCTAGCGTCTAAAATCTCTGAGGTAGCTGGCAAATCAGGACGATCCGCGGGCCGTGACTCGCGGCTAAAGTCTGCTGAACCTCGGCGCTCGGGGCTTTCAGGATAGCCATATTCCATGACTAGCCTTTCTTCAAAGGTTGGCCCCTCACCATAATACTCTTCACGGTATTGGCTTTGGGGCCGACCCGAAAAACGGACGTCCTCTACGCTGTCCATGTACTCCGGGACATTACCAAACATCTTGTCT